GTTTAGTAATGAAGATGCAAATACCCCTACCGAATCCTTGATATTCATTATGTTTTTACCAAAGATTACAGCGTCAGGATTGAATGTAACCAACCCTGCACGTAAGATACCAATGCGCTCTATTGCAAGTCCAGCCTTACCAATAAATCCTACAAAGGGTGAAAGTGTCCACGTGAGGATACCGGCAAACAACATCAGAGGAACAGCAACAAGAGTAAATGCAATTCCCATTGCAGTCACCTTTGCAATAAGTTCTTTCGTGCCTGTATCCAGTCCATTGAACCAATTAATTAACCCTATTATATGATCAACAATATTCTGCACAATGGGTATGAAATTCTGTGCAACCATTATACAAAATTCTTTCAATCCACCAAGATTAGCATTTATTGAAGTAAATAATGAATAAAGAGCAGGTTCAACAGAACCATAAATCTCTGCTGCTACTGTAGCAAGATTACCCGTAAGAATTTCATACTGTGCTGCTGCTGATTGAAGAATAATGTCTGCCTGTCGTGTTGCCTCACTACCTTTTTCAACATCATACGTAATCTGCTCTAAAAGTTCACCGTATTCTTCGGTTCCTTTTGACATCTGGATCATGGCAGCATATGACTGTTTACCGAAGATTGTGGAAAACTCACCTTCAGTCATACCCTCTGACATGGCACGATTTAATTCAGAGAAGATTTCAGCAGGTGATTTTACACCCGTCATTGAGAAAGAATTAACCTGTTTCTCAAGGGCTTTTACTTTTGCAGTCTGCTTTTCAATTTCAGAATTAGATTTTTTGACTTCATTTTTCATTACCTTTTCGGCAAACTTCGCTTCATCGAGTGCTCTGTTTAAACTCTGCCATTTTTCAGACGATGTATCTAAACCTTGCATCTGCCGTTCTAATTCTAACATGAAGTCTTTGTGTTTCTGGATCTCTTCATTTGATGCAGATGTGCTACTCTTCATTTGATCAAGTGCTTCAGCAGCACTATGATATTCAGCGACAAGTCCGTTTAACTCATCACCATTTTGATAAATAGAAAGATTATATTTACGAATAATACTTGCTGCTTCTGCTGTGGGTGCAATTAAATCAGTGAAAGCGTCTCGAAGAATCCTACCTGCATTCTGACCCGTAAACGATAAGTCACGGAGCATTGAGGCCATTGCAAGACCTTCTTCTAAACTGTAACCTAATGATGCAAAAGTAGGATTTATATATTTAAGTGCAAATGTTAAATCTTCAACATCGAGCACTGATGCACTAGCAGCAGCAGCAATAGCATGTGTAACGCGCGTTGCTTCTGTCGCTTCCATCTCGTAAGCAGAAAGAGTAGCATACACCATCTTGAAGGCAGTATCAAGATCAGTGGACTGTGCCGTTGCAAGGTTGATTACTTCAGGCATTATAGCGTAAACATCTTCAACCTGCATACCTGCCTGTGCCATGCCATACATGGACTCCATAATGTCATTGGCAGTAAATATTGTTGAACCGGCGAGATCATACGCAAACTGCTGTAAATCTTCCCTTACATCGTTTACACTTCTACCCATTAAGTCAAAGACTGATACAGTTTTCTGTGAGAGTAAATCAAACTCCTTACCTGTATCAAAAATAGTAGATGCAATACGTGTAATAGGATAAATAACACCAATCGAAGCAGCACCGGCAGCACCAACCAGGGTGTTGCCCGTTCTTCGCATTGTATCGCTTACGCTATTCATTGCACGATTGAATGTAGCAGCCATTGATGCACTTGTGGTAGCGGTAATACCTTTTGCCTGTGCCATCTTATTTTGAAAGTCAGTAATATTACCGCTGACATAAATTACAATGTCATTATCTCCAAGTTGCATCAATATCACCTTTTCTTAATCTTTTGGCGCTTAGCCTGCTTTGCTTCTTCAGCATTCTTTAAGGACAATATTTTAGAAATAGCAAGATACTTCTGTTCTGGAATATTGTTTAATTCATCCCATGACCAACCAAAAGCATCAATTAATACAAAGTCTGCAAAATCTTCATCATCAGACCCATTACGCAATGCATGTTTCCATCGTGCTATTTTCTTGTAATAAGTATCATCTTCTAGAAGATTGCGTAAATATTTACGTTCTTTGAGTTTCTTACGCACTTCTGCTACTTTATTGTTTGAAAAAGAAAGTTGTCCTACTTCTTCTTCAACTTGGGTTCCTTCGGCGCTTCCTGTATATTCGTCGCGTAACCTCTGAAAAAACGGTTCACATCGCCGCCAAGAACATCCTTACACTGTTGGAAAATCTTATCCATTTCCCCAATAGGAACAGTGTCAAAGTCCTCTATATTCCACATCTTATTTGTAGCGAGAGAAATCGTAGTAACCACAATGAAATCTTCTTCACGCTCAGAATATTCAATAATTTCATCAGGATGCTTGTTTGCAATCATAGCAAGAGCATCTTCAATTTTCATACTATCGTCAAGTTCATCCTTGAACCTGGATAGAAGTTCAATAAGCATTGCTTTCTGCATCTTACGAACCTTACGCACAATACCATGATAAGGTTCATCAGTCAGTTCATATGTTTCATTGTTAATAATAACGTTAACCATAATAATCAGTAAAAAATATTTAGGCTATGGTAAGCCCGGTAACTTGCAGCGATTCAATCTTATCCCCAATAACCTCATCAGGCTTGATATCAAGGGGATACTCAGGGAACTGAACCCCGGTAAGGGTAAATGTCTTTTTATCAATGGTAAACTTAAATCCACACTGTGTAAGTGCCCGAACCTGTGTAAGCAGATCAAGATCATCATAATACAGTTCAAGACCAAGTTTAACGTCCTTACCCACGTTTACAACCCCTGCAATGTGAGTACTGTTAGCAGAGGCAAGATCCTTGAGATAAACATTCTTATTCGAGATAGACAACTCAATCTCACGCACAATATCAGTAGCATTAGCCCAGGTCTTACCATTGTCTGTGCTTAACTGAATGGCACTAACATCATCACATGTAAGCATTGCATCGGTGCTCTCCGTTGCATTACTACCCGTTCCAATATAATCAGTAGTGGAAGGTGCGGTAGCATCAGCAGCAGTAAACTTAGCAGAACACATTAGCACATCATCTTCAGGAATGGTAAGCGTAAACTCATCAACTACACATCCCTTATAGAGAAGATACTTATTCGTCTCACCTGTAATAATTGCACCAATCGTAACGGAATTAATACCATCTACAAGACCAGTACAAGAAGTATCACTACCAAGTGCAAATCCTAAGAATCCATCTAAAATATCCTGTGGCACATACTCAATCTCTACGCCTGCTTCCATCACAGTCTTAATATGCTTATAGGCAGCAGACTTAGGATCAGTGTAGGCAGCATCCGTAAAATACCGTGTGGAAAACGATTTCGGTTTATCCGTAAACTTAGCATCAGTAACAATACCAATCCATTCCATTTCAGGATTCTTAGGTAACGTACCAAATGCGGTTTCTTTAACATATTCAACAGTTGTAATATAACCTGCGTTCTGTCCCATAATTTTCACCTTCTCTTTCTAAATTCAATTACAACAATGTCTAATTCACGTTTCAATGCACTATTCTTTTCAACAAATGCGGGAGCAACGGGAGAAATATAACTTATGCCTTTGTAAATGCCCGTCTTTAACTCCCGACCATGATTTAAAAATGCATCGGTAATAAGATTAAAAATACGATTGATCTCACTCTTCTTATCAGAAATGATTGCAAC